AATGGGGACTAGGTTCTTTGCAGAAGGCGGTGTTGTAAAAAAGCCTGAAGGGTACGCCGACGGCGGGAGCGTACCCGAAACGGACTTTGACGCATTACAGCAACAGCTTCTCGAGCTAGACCGGCAGGCCATTGAGAGAGACGTGAGGTCCGTGGCCCAAGCACCACGCGACACGGATCAAGAAACACGGACCGAGAGCCGTGGCATGTTGGAAAGGCTAAATCAGAATCTTTTTGAGAAAGTAACTAAGCCTGTACTAGGTTCAGCGTTGGACATGACCGTGGGCCTTGGTGATTTAGCCCAGCTGGGTGTTAAGAAGGGCGCGGAAGCTTTGGGCATGGAGACCAAGCCGTTTGTGCCGGTGTCTCAACGGTTGCAGGAAAGTGCGGGCGTAGCGGGTTATGACCCGTATGCCCCGGCTGCTGTGGCTACTCAGATACTGCCGTTTGCTCGAGCCAAGCAGGCGGGCACGGTAGCAGCTACAGAGCTAGGGCGGTTGTTCCCTAGTTTAGGTAGAGAGACTGCGGCGTATGGCGGCAGTGAGATTGCGGCTGCAGGTGCGCGTGAGTTTATGCCGGACTCTACGGCGGCAGAGCTATTGGCGAGCGTGGCGGGCGGGACGCTTACTGACATAGGCAGCACGGGGATGACTCGTCGCATGGCTGATGACATAGAACCGCCTGACCTGCCGGACACTGAGTCCTCTCGTATGCTGGACGACATAGCGCAAGCGACAGTGCCTGAAACAATCAAACTGTCTCGAGCTGAAAACGCTGTTATCAACGAGAAGGTTGGCACCAGCCGAAAGAATCGGCAGGCTGCCAAGGCAGAAGCGCAGCGGATCAAGAGTAACTACTCACCTGCAGAGGGATGGGCACCGATACAGGTGTCGAACATCAAAAAAGACAAGCAGGGCAATCCCAACAAAGTAGAGTTTAAGAAAATACCGTATGGCTTCCAAAGACCACCAGAAGGCGTGGATGTAGAGGTTTGGAAGCGCAAACTCACAGACGGCATTGTAGGTGAGGTTGATGACGTAGTGCGCCGTGCCCAGCAGGGCGATCAGGCGGCTCTGGATATATTGGCTCAGGCCAACTGGTATCGAGGCATGCGTGATCAGCTGCGGTCGGAGTTTGGCGGCATTGGTGATGTGTTTGCTGACATATTGGGTACAACGAGTGCCCAGACCAACGTCGAGCAGAACTTCAAGAACGCGGTAGAGATACTGCGTCGATACAGCCGTGGCGACTATGACAACGAGCTTGCTGCGTACCAGCGTCGCATTGACCAAGGGCTTCCTGTAGACGGCAAGACACTGACCCGGCTGCACAAGGAAGGCGAGTTCCCGCTAATCACTAAGGCAGGCGGTGAGCTGTTCAACACCAACAGCCCGTCCTCAATGGGCGCGTTGCTGGACATGTTCCGTTCGGTTAAGACAGGCAGCTCTCCCAAGACGCCAAACTTCACGGGCAACCTGATAGGTCTGACTAACGAGGCCACAGTGGATGTCTGGGCAGCGCGTATGCTGCGTAGGATGGCAGAGCAGCCACGCATACCTCCGGCTGCAGAGCAGGGCGTAAGCGGTTCGCACTTGGTAGGTTCTAGTCTGTATGAGCCGCGTGTTGGCGGTGAGTTCGGGTTTGGGCAGGATGTTTTCCGAGACGCAGCAAGACGCATAAACGAGTCCGGCAGCATACGCTCCGTGTCTCCTGAGCTGGGGGACCTCGGTCCTGACGACCTGCAGGCGGTGGCGTGGTTCATTGAGAAGGAAAGGTGGACCAACAACGGCTGGACCACTAAGGCGGGCGAGGGCGGCTCTCTGGAGTATGAGATGTCTCTTGCCGGGGCGCCGGATCAAGCTAGGGTTGACGAGCTTCGACGGTCCATCAACCAAGGGTTTAAGACGCCTGCCAGACGCAAAACAGAGACTGATGCGGAGTACGAGGGTCGTGTGGCAGTAGCACGCCGTACCTTTGACGATAACCGCGATCAGATGCAGGCAGAGCTTTCTATCATGGAGGCACCGCTGCAGAGATATCAGCTGGGCGTAGCAGGCGAGAGACCAAACCAGCCCATGAGCGGATACGCTCAGGCAGAGCTGGCATCAGAGTTTGATGACGTAGCCAGAAACGACGAGAGCGTGCTGACCTACAATCTTGCAAACACTTACGGGTCCTTCATGGGTGACACCGAAAGGGCGTTGAACGCTGAGTTTGTGGTGCGACAGAACTTTAACCCGGAAGCCCTGCGTAGGCGCCTTGTTGAGCAAGGCAGAGCATATGACCAAGACGCGGTGTTCATGTCCCGGGTGGTATCTGCCGATACACCAAACGCACGGCCCGGTGTTGAGATTTACTTCAAGGAATCCATCACTCCTGCCCAGATGGCCAAGGTAACCGAAAGGCTTAGAGAGAAAGGGGTCGATGGGTTCACTTATGTGACGGACATGCGGTTCGATGACCGCATAAATCGTCAGACCAGATCAGGCGATCCAGAGACAGCGGCGCTGACAGGACTGCGATTCCAGTACGTACCAGAGTTCGACGAAGCCTTTGATCCCGCGAGGTCTGAGGAAATATACGCGCAGCAAGCAGAGTTGTTTGATGACATAGTTGGTGATACCATTGCTGATGGTAACGTGTCAGATGCGCGTTTAACCTTTTACGATACAGAAGTTTATTTTAGAGACGATTACGATGATTACCTTAGAAACGCGGCTCCAGAAAGTAATCGAGAAGCGCGGAGAGAACTCGCCACTGGCGCAGATGATCCGCAATCAAATCGCAGCGGAGAAGGGAGGCCAGAGCCTCCAGAACCTGTACGTGACAGGGGCGGTCAAGCGGCCACAAACAAAAGAGGCAAAGTAACATTTGCAGCTTTTGGAGGCTCTTTAGGTGATGCACGCCAAAAACTGGGCATCACACCAGAAAAAATAGAAGAGTTTAAAGCTGCCAACAAAGGCATCAAACAAACTCGTATCCCTGAAGTTCAAGATGCTGCAAAAAAACTTAAAGCTGGTGAAATAACTACGCAAGAGTATCTTCAGACTGTTGAAAAATTCCAGCCCATTAAACCTTTGGGCGCAGTCCAAAAAAGACCCACCAACGAAGACATAGCCATGTCGTTGACTAAGAACGAGGATGACTCTGCGGGTATCGTAGGCGTCAACCTAGACGTTCCAGATGGCACTATGATCTCTTCTCGACTAGACATTCCTGCTTATGAAACAAACGACACATGGGTTGTGACCTTACACGATGGCAGTGTTAAGAATGGTTTAGCTGTGGGATACGGACAAACCGCAGTTTTAAATGGGGTAGAGTTTGTATCTAATCCGAAAGCTGCTTTGAATATGGCAGCAGGAGGACCAAAAGGAACAATTGCTAGGATTAACGGTAGTTGGGAAAATCATGATTCTGCAGCCATTGAAAAACTAGCTCAGGATATTTTGGACGGAACAGCGCCTGATGCAGATCAGTGGACTGAAGTAGGTATGAATCCTTTCCGTCACAGCTATTTTTACCGTAAGTCAGATGGAATGCCTGTAGCCAATGCAGAGCAGGTAATTCAAATAGGTCCGCTTGTTTTAGCCAAGAAGGTCGAAACAAGACCAGTAGAAAGTCCTGAACACGAAATTAAAACACCTCAGGGCACTCGATATTTTAAAGGCGGCGGCGACGTAGACCGCAAAGACGACAACAGAACATATATCTAGGACAAGACCATGCCAATAGATAAAGTAGTGAACCTTGCTCCAAATACGACGGTCTCTGTCGTAGATGACATGGAAGACATGCCAGAAATCGAGGTGGTGCTTCCTGACGACGGTGAGTTTGAGATAGAGATGGTTCCGGAAAAGGACCCTGACTTCTATGACAACCTTGCCGAAGACATGGACGAGAGCGACCTAGCTCAGATTTCACTGGATTTATTGGCGTTTTTCGAGGCTGACAAGAGTTCTCGAGGTGATTGGGAGAACATGTACTCCAAGGGCCTTGATCTGTTGGGCTTGAAGTTTGAGGAGCGAAGCAGGCCATTCCGTGGTGCAGCTGGTGCTGTCCACCCGATGCTTACTGAATCCATTGTCCAGTTCCAAGCGCAGGCGTTTAAAGAGCTGATGCCGGCTGGTGGTCCTGTCAGAACCCAGACAATGGGCAAGGAGACACTGGATAAGGTCCAGCAGGCGTCTCGTGTGCAGGATTTTATGAACTACCAGATCACGACGGTGATGAAAGAGTACACACCGGAGTTCGATCAGCTGTTGTTTTACACAGGATACGGTGGTTCTGCCTTCAAAAAGGTCTATTACGACTACCCACTGGGCCGCATGGTCAGCCGAGTGGTGCTTCCTGACGACCTTTACATCCCCTACAACGGTTCCAGTGTCATGTCTGAGTGCCGTCGTATCACTCACCGCATCACAATGGACTCAAATGAGTTCAAAAAGCGTGTTGTAGCGGGCGAATATCGGGACATTGAGGTCGATCCGGACGGTGCAGGCCAAAATATTGACCAGATTGGCGCTGCTGTGGACCGTTTGGTGGGTGTAGAGGCTACCGGAGAGCCTGAAGAGCTGTTTTTGTTGGAGTTTCAGGTCGATTTAGACATTCCGGGCTACGAAGATGTGGACGAAAAGGGCAATCCGACCGGAATCAGGCTGCCTTACGTCGTTACATTGGACGAAAACACCGGCCAAGTGCTGAAAATCTGCAGAAACTGGAACGAAGGCGACGAATACAAGTGCCGCAAAGAGTATTTTGTCCATTATGTGCTGGTAGAAGGCCCCGGAGCCTACGGTTTGGGCTTTGTACACCTGATTGGTGGCCTCTCTAAGACCGCTACAGCCGCTCTCAGGCAGCTTTTGGACGCAGGTACGCTATCTAACCTTCCTGCTGGCTTTAAAGCCAAGGGAGCGCGTATAGCGGACGATAACGACCCCATCCAGCCGGGTGAGTGGCGTGATATTGACGCTGGCGGGGCAGAATTGAGCAGTTCTCTGCTGCCAATGCCGTACAAAGAGCCAAGCCAGACCCTTTTCTCGCTCTTAGGCTTCACTGTGGACGCCGGTAAGCGTCTTGCAAGCACAGCAGACATGCAGGTAGGGGACGGTAACCAACAGGCCGCTGTGGGCACCACAGTAGCTCTGCTGGAGCGTGGCTCGATGGTGATGTCAGCTATCCATAAGCGGCTGTACTACGCACAGACCCAAGAGTTCGAGATGCTGTTCAAGGGATTCGGCGAGTATCTGCCGGATGAGTACCCGTATGACGTGCCCGGAGCCTGTCGTTCGGTCAAGCGTTGCGACTTTGACAACATGGTCGCTGTGCTGCCCGTAGCGGACCCGAATATCTTCTCTGCTGCCCAGCGTATTACTTTGGCGCAAACGCAGCTCCAGCTGGCTCAGAGCGCCCCACAGATGCACAACATGTACGAGGCGTACTACCGTGTGTATCAGGCAATGAACGTGCGGGACATTGACGGCATCCTGAAGGTACAGACCAACCAGATGCCAAAAGACCCTGCCAGCGAGAATATTGATGCGGTAGACGGCAAGCAGCTGCAGGCTTTTGCTGGTCAGCAGCATGACTCTCACATTGCATCGCACCTGATTATGGGTATGTCGCCGTTGTTACAGGCGAACCCTATGGCTGCCACTGAGCTGCAGAAGCATATTCTGGACCACATCAAGCTCAAGGCTGAGGAGGACGCAGAAGCTGAACTGTTTACGCAGTATGGCAACGACCCAGACAATATGGTCTCCGACATGCAGCGTGAGGCCACCGTAGCTCTCAAGGTCTCTCAGTACATGATGGACATGAAAGAGATGCAGGCCCAGTTGATGGGTAGCGGAGAAGAAGGTGGTCAGGACCCTGTGGTGGCACTGAAGGCTCAGGAGCTGCAGCAGCGTGCCGCTAAGGATCAGGCCGACATTGCACTGAAGCAGCAAAGCCTGCAGAACGAGCAGATGCGTATTCAAGAGAACGCTCAGGCCAATGACGAGCGCATTGCCTCTCAGGAAAAGATCGCGGCTGAAAGGTCAGCGGTAGCCAGAGAACGTATCTACGCTCCCAAAGGAGGCTAAAATGCCACTTAAAAGCGGGAAAAGTAGCAAAACAATAGGCAAAAATGTAAAAGAACTGGTTAAAACCTATGAGAAAAAAGGTAAGATAGGCGCCAGTAGACCTGCCAGCAAGAAAGCCGCGCAAAAACAGGCGGTGGCTATTGCTCTCAGTAAAGCAGGTAAGTCGCGCAAAATGGCTAAGGGCGGCCCAGTTAAGGCCGCATCAAAGCCAAAGCCTCGAGTTGTCAGGAAACGCGACGGCAACAGGAAAGTAAAGATTTACTAAGCCTTCCAGACGGTGGCATTAAACCGTCTGCTTACATGGGAAAACGACCATGCTGGAGTTCGCCGAGCGCGTTCTAAGAGAAATTAGAAAGCTAGAATCGGACACAGAAGCAATTGTGTTGAACGGAACCGTCTCCGATATGGAGCGTTATCGTTTCCTGATGGGTCGTCTGGAAGGTATTCGCCTCGTTGATGAGGTCATTCGTAAAGAAGTTAAGAAATACTCGGACGACTAAAGGAGACTATATGCAATCTGAGCCTAAACTAACGGCATTGGAAGAGAAGTGGCAGAAAGAGGAAAAGACCTCTAAGCCAAGTCTTAACGATGCTTACACCGAAGATGGAAAGGTAAAAGACGAGGGCATTGAGCAAAATGTTCTTGATCTGATTCCCCAGCCGACGGGCTGGCGTCTTGCCTTGCTTCCATACCGAGGTGCTGCAACTACCAAGGGCGGCATCATGCTGGCCAAGGAAACGCAGGAAAGAACACAACTGGCTACCAATGTAGGGTATGTGTTGAAGGCAGGGCCTTTGGCATACGCGGATGCGTCTAAGTTTCCAGACGGCCCGTGGTGCAAGGAAGGTGACTGGGTGATCTTTGGCCGATATGCCGGGTCACGCATTCAGATTGACGGAGGCGAAATCCGGCTCCTCAATGATGACGAAATTTTAGGGATAGTGACTGATCCCGAAAACATTTTGCACATGTAAGGAGAGATTGATGGCAGAGCCAAAAAACGAAGAACTCCAGTTTGATGTAGGTGACAACGAAGAAGAAACGACGGTTGAGATGAACGACGACGGTAGTGATGCCAAAGTCGCTGAAAAGGAAGAGCCTGTCGTTGAGCAAGAAGCCGCCCCTGAGAAGGAGCAGGCTGCACCTGATTCAGGAGAGTTAGACGACTATTCTGACAAGGTAAAGAAGCGAATTGATAAGCTTACAGCGCGTTTACGAGAGACTGAACGCCGTGAAGCGTCTGCCTTGGAGTATGCAAAAAGCGTGCAATCCCAGCACGAAGAGCTGCGTAAACGGTATGAGCAGACCGCCACAGAGCGGGCAGGCGAGGCCAAGGGCCGCGTTGAAACACAGATCACTGCACTCAAGACTGTGATAAAGAGAGCCAGAGAAGAAGGCGATATCGACACAGAAACTGAGGCGCAACAAAGACTTACGCAGGCCATCTGGGAGCAGCAACAGCTCAATAGCCAAAAAGCTGAACCCGCGCCAGAAGCGCAACAGCCTGCACCGCCTCCTCCACAGCCACAAAAAGCAGCTGATCCTAAGGCTGAGGACTGGGCAGAAAGGAACCCTTGGTTTGGCCAAAACATCGTGATGACCAACACCGTGCGGGGTATTCACGTAGAACTTGTTAAGAATGAGGGGTTTGACCCCACTTCAGACGAGTACTATGATGAGATAGATCGCAGAATGCGTAATTTATTTCCGCAGCAGTTTGGGGAAGCAACACCGCCCCAAGAAGAAGCTGCGCCAGATAACAGGACCAACCGACCCGTGCAAACGGTGGCGCCTGCAACCCGATCGTCGGGAGTCAACAACTCAGCACGCCGTACTATTAAGTTGAAACCCAGCGAGGTTGCAATCGCTAAAAAGCTAGGGGTTCCACTTGAAGAATACGCTAAACATGTGAAGAGGTAGTCATGAACGACAAAACTGTACCAAAACTTTCTCGCAGTAAACGTGAATCTGAGACTCGCGAAAAGACTGCGCGTCGTAAAAGCTGGGCACCTCCTTCTCGGTTAGATGCTCCCCCACCTCCTCCGGGCTATAAGCACCGTTGGATAAGGGCTGAGTCTGCAGGGCAAGAGGATCGAATCAACGTAACCGGCAAACTCCGTGAGGGGTATGAGCTGGTTAGAGCTGATGAGTATCCTGAGTTTGACAGTGTGGTCCAAGAAGATGGAAAGCACGCAGGTGTTATTTCTGTCGGTGGATTGTTGCTGGCAAGAATTCCTGAAGAAACAGCAGAAGAGCGTCGAGAGTATTATCAAAGTAGAACCCATGATCAGATGCGGGCTGCGGACAATGACCTGATGAAGACGAACGCACATTCGTCGATGAAGATCAATGCTCCTGAAAGGCAGTCCCGTGTAAGCCTCGGAGGTCCTCGGTCCTCCGAATAACCCTGTTATTTAAGGACATATATCATGGCTAATGTAGATAAAGCTTTCGGTTTGCGTCCGCTCGGTAACCTGTCTGCCTCTGGTTCACAGAAGCAGTACGGCTACGAGATTGCGGATAACCAAGCCGGTGCTATCTATCAAGGTGACCTTGTTACCCTGAAAGATGGCTACATTCTGCAGTTCGACCCCAGCTCTCACACGGCTGCGGTAGGCGTGTTCAATGGTTGTAACTACATCGACCCAACCACTGGTAAGCCTACTTGGAAGAACTACTACCCCGGTTCTGTCAACATCACTCAAGGCAAGATTGTTGCCGAGGTGTTGGACGATCCGAATCAATTGTTCATCATTCAGAATGACGGCACTTCAACTGCTGCTGATTATGGCAAGAACGCTGATATCGTCGTTGGCACAGGTAGCACCACTACTGGTGTTTCTGCTAACGAGCTTGATACCAGCTCTATTGCTACAACTGCTGCACTGAACCTGAAGATCGTAGGTCTTTGGGATGTCCCCGGTAATGCCGTGGGCGCCAACGCTGTCGTTGTGGTTAAAATCAACGAGCATCTGTACGGAAGTGCAGGCGTAGCTGGCCAATAAGGAGTAAATGACCAATGGCAATTTCACGTTCACAACTCGTAAAAGAGCTTGAACCCGGTCTGAACGCTCTATTTGGACTGGAATACAACAACTACGAAAACGAGCATGCGGAAATCTATTCTACTGAATCTTCAGATCGAGCATTTGAGGAAGAGGTGATGTTATCCGGGTTCGGTGAAGCCCCAGTGAAAGCTGAAGGCGCAGGCGTTGCATACGACCAAGCGCAAGAAGTTTACACTGCTCGCTACACACACGAAACCATTGCTCTGGCGTTTAGCCTGACAGAAGAGGCCATCGAGGATAACCTCTATGACCGTCTTGCGTCTCGCTACACCAAGGCTCTGGCTCGTAGTATGGCTCAGACTAAGCAGATTAAAGCTGCTGACATCCTGAACAACGCTTTCACCACATCTCTTGGTGGAGACGGCAAGCCACTTTGTGCGACAGATCACCCCACTCTTGGTGGTCCTGATCTGGCAAACGAGCTGGCTACTTCAGCAGACCTTTCCGAGGCTTCTCTGGAACAGGCTCTGATTGATATTGCTGCCTTTACTGACGAGCGCGGTCTGAAGATTGCAGTTCAGGGCACTAAGCTCATTATCCCTAAAGAGCTTCAGTTCACTGCTGACCGTATCTTGAAGTCTACTCTGCGCGTAGGTACTGCAGACAACGACATCAACGCGGTCCGTAACATGGGAATGGTGCCTCAGGGTTACTCAGTCAATCATTACTTGACCGATCCTGATGCGTTCTTCATCATGACTGATGCCCCTAACGGCATGAAGATGTTCCAGCGTGTAGCTATTAGCACTGGTTTCGAGGGTGACTTTGAAACAGGAAATGTGCGCTACAAGGCTCGTGAGCGTTACAGCTTCGGCTTTAGCGATCCTCGCGGCATTTTCGGCTCTCCGGGTACTCCTTAGAGATCGACGAAAGGGGCCTCTTGTAGGCCCCTTTCTTTTTCTATATCCTCAACCTAATCCCTGACAGGTGCAATCCCGCGCCTGACCCTAGCCACGACAGGAGATACACATGGCTACTACTACTTTTTCTGGTCCTATCAAGGCCGGAACCATCAAAGATACCATCGGTACAACCGTAGGTTCGGACGTTGCAAACGTCGGTTCTGTTCTTATGGCGCAATCTGCTGTGATTGATATAGCTGGTGCCAGTAGCGCAGATCAGGTTGTTGCTACTATTCCTGCTAATTCACAGATTGTTGACGCCATCCTTAACGTCACTACTGCTAATGACGACGGCACTGCCTCGACTGTAGTGGTAGGTACATCTGGTGACCCAGACGCCTTTATTCCCTCAACCAGCGTTCAGTCAGCTGGAACTACTCGAGGAACATTGGACACTGAAGCCACTGACGTAGGAACCACAGATATTCAAGTTTTAGCTGATTTTGCAGCCACAGCAGGTGACGGCACCGCTGGCGTAGCTACTGTCACAATCTTGTATATTCAAAACAACAATCTCTCATAACGGGAGGTGATCCGTGAGCTATAGCAACATCAAATCCGTCACTAAGGCGGCAGATGCTTCAGCTGTGGTAGGACGTTGCCGTTTGTACGGCATTTATTTTACCAACACAGCGACAGGCTCTTCGTTCGCGTTAAAGGACGGTACAACGTCTGGCGGCACTGCTCTGGTTACTATAATCACGCCAGCAGCAGCTGGCGCTC